TAATGCTACACTAAATACTGAAGTTGCCATTATTTAGACTTCTTTTTCTTTGGTGCTTTCTTTTTAATTTTATCTAAGAAACTCTTTTCTTCTACAGGACTATAACCTCTATGAGTCCATGTATCTTTATTTTTTTCATAATCATCTTTTGTTCTTTCAATGATTTTATCGCCTTTTTTTAATTTTATCATACTCATAAGACCACCATATTTTAAAAAGGGGTGGATTACCACCCCTAGTTTATAAAGATTAGTTAATTACTGACTCGTTGAGCATTTCAACACCATAAGAGTCATGGATTTCTCCAACTCCATATACTGCTGTTGCCACAATTTCGTCTGCTCTCAAAGAAGCATCTCTTTGGCTTTCAATCTTTAGGTCTTGCATCATAGCTAGAGCTAAAGCATCTTGAGAGAAAATTCCACCTTTACAGTTATCTGTATCAGTTGTTCCATCAACATTTGAGGACTCAAAGATTTGAACCCCAGCAATAGTTCCAATAAAGCCTGTTCTCATAGCCTCGTTCTGTAAGTCTCCAGCATTAGGATTTACAAATGTATTTGTTAAAGATTTTTTAACATTGTAAATTACCTTAGGGTTGAATACTCCATAATAAGGCATAGGAACATTAGCTTGTCTTAATGTTGCTACTGCTTTGAAAATGTTATCAATAGTTAATTCAGTTCCGCCTCCACCAATGCTTGTTGAAAAACCATCAAATAGAGCAATTAAATCTTGATCCATTTTTTTAGCGATTGCTTCTCCAAATAATCTACCAATATCTCCAGCAACATTTCTTGGTGCTGAATTTCTTGCTAAATCCGTTAGTGTAGTCATTACACCTTTTTCAGTAGCAGTTATTGTTACTGAACTTGGGTTTACTGCCGTGTTACTTAAGTCTGTTGCTTCACTTACAGCCGCCGCACTTACTGCTGAATAAATCGGTACTTCTACAGATTTACCACCACCAGCGATTGTATAATTACGCACTAGACCACGCATGATTGATTGCTCTTGAGCAACAAACAATGCTTCAGCTACGATTTCGGTATATAGTTCCGATACCGTGCTACTTGTCGTTTCGTTAGCCATAATAATCTCCTATTAGCTTCGTGTTAAATCAATGACAATATTCTTATCTCTTGCCTTTTTATATTCAGCATATTGCTTTCTATCTTCAGGCTTTGTCATATCTAAATCCGCAAGATTAAATGGCTTTGCGTCAACCTTACCCAGATTTGCCTTGCTTCCTGACCCTGATGGGGTTGCTGTTTGGAAGTGAGGGTTTTCCGTAATGAAGTCCTTTACATATTCGTCAATACTTTTAAGGTCTCCGTCCTTGTTATATATTGGCGAATTATTTTCTGCAAGTATTTCTACTTTTCCATCTTCATTTAATTTTACATTTGATTTTAACAAATCTTTTACTTGTTCAGGATTGATAGCAGAGTTTTTTGAAGCCGCATTTAACAATGCACCATCAACTTTTACTTTTTCAATTTCAGATCTTAAACCAGATATTTCTTTGTTAGATTTTTCAGCTTGTTCTTTTAATATTTTTTCAAACTCGCCTCTAGCTTTTTTATCTTCTATTTCTTTGTTTTCTTTTTCTTCTAATAGTTTTCTAGCTTGTTCAGGGTCAATACCTGAATACATCTTCTCATATTTTTGTCTTTCTCTTGCTAGTCTTTTATCTATTATTTTATCTACCTCTGATTGAGACACCATTGGTTCTTTTTCTTCTACTACTTCTTCAACTTTATTTTCAACAGGTTGTTGTTCCTGTTCCGTTTTTTGCTCGTCAGCCATAATTAGTCTCCTTTTTGCTTAAGATTTATATTATTTATCTTCTTGTTCAAGAAAATTATCATTACCCTCTCTCTCTACAAGATCAGGTATTTGAAGAAATAAACCCTCTAAAAGCATAGCCATATCTCTCTCTTCATCAGGCAAAACCTCTCTTGATAATTCTTTTATTCTTAGGTAATCTTTTACTGTAAGAATATCTTTCATGCTTAATTTAAAAGCCTCTTCAAATTCCTTTGACATCTACATTCTCCTTAAAAAATTTAATCCATTCTGGGTCTACTAAGTCTCTTCTATCCATATGATAAAGACTAAAGTTTTCTGCAAACCATTCTTGAGCATTTTTATCGCTATATAGAGTTGCACCATTTCTTTTAAAATATGGTATTCTTATTAAATTTTTTTCTAATATTGGGTTCGTATAATCTTTAAAATTTTTAACAAATTTTTGTTGATGTATATGGTGTCCTAATTCATGGTAAAAAGTTGATCTTATTTTATCTACAGGGTCATCAAAATAACTATCTGAAGTAAATGGTCTGTTTTTCTTATCGTCTCCAAATTTCCATTTAGAAGTAGGTCTAACATACTCTTTTTTATAATAATTAATCCTGTTATATTTAATATTTATACCCAATACTCCATCTCCCATATCTGCAACTGCATTTCTGGTTATTTTTTTCATACCTCTTATGTTTTGAACATTATATTTTTTACAAAGGTCATTCATTTCATCAAATAAAACATTTATTGTAGCATAATCATCATTTGTATATTCAAATGTTTGTTTCCCAAAATATCTTGATCTTCTTGTTTCTTTTTTACTTATTTGTATTTTTCCATAATCTTCTATTGAGCCTTTGAATTTTCTTGCTGGTTCTTTTGTTATTGGATTGATTACATATCTTTTATCACTTGCACTTTTTGATAATGTATCATCTAATTTAGCAACTAAAGTAGTATATCCTAAACCTTGTAATTGATTTGCTTTTATTCTTCCTCTTTGTCTTGGAATAGTAGGAACTTGTATAGGTGTATCTTGAGGTTCTTCAGCATCAAAAAACTCATCAGCTACAGGCAACCAAGTATGTCTGCATCTATATCCACCTCTAACAGTAAATGGGTCTCCCTCAGATTTACCAGCCCAAGAACCTTGCCAAATACTTCTGATCTGCTCTTCAGTATAAACTTTGTTTAAATGCGTTACACAATGAGGTCTTGAGTCTGTTACTAAAGTCCCTGTATATTTAAACTTATCTAATCCAGCTTCTTTTGATTTATAAACTGTAAACTGACCATCAAACTGCATTACTGAGTCGTGAGCTATTTGAGAAGCATATGTACTCATTGGTCTACCTCTTCTATCTACTTCTCCTGTAATTAATCCTCTCAGGTCTTTGACCATCTCATTAAAAGGCTTACCAGCTATTGCGTTTTGATAAACTTGAGAAGATATTTCATTTAGGTATCTATTTGCTAAATCTTCAAAACCAGCAAATTGCTGAAACTTTAGTTGATTGATTGTAAGTAAATCTACCTTAGTTAATGATTTGAACTTATCAGGTATATCTAAACTACCAAACTCTTCCATAAACTCATTTACTATTTGGTCATAATCCCTGACTAAAGTATCGGCTGTAGTTCTATATGTTTCGTCTATGTATTGTTTTAGATCAGTTCTAAGGTCTATTGCTATCTTAGTTGAAACTGCATCAGCACCCTCAGTTACAGTAGATATTTGTGATACTATTCTTGCTTCTAAATCCTCAAGTGTTTTCTTGATTTGGATTTCGTGGTTATCTGCTAACCTCTCTAAAAACTCTTGTCTTGCCATTATACATTAAAACCTTTTCTCCAAGATTTTATCGCCCAAAATACAGGTTGTAAATTTACTTGTCTGCCCTTAGCTCTCATTCTTTTCAATGTAGCACCATGTCTGGCAAGGAATGATTTCTGTCTCGCTGGATTGTTTTTTTTTATGGTCATTGTTGGGTCTCCAAAACGAACAACCTGAACATTACCTGTTTTCTTATTCTTAACATAAACCCCAAACTTCTTTCTTTCGCCTGAAGTTCTAAATGGTTTATTAAGGGTTACAGTTCTACCTCTATACTTAGCCATTTATTTCTTTCTTTTTTTGCGTAAATCTAAATCGTGTTTTCTTGAACCTCTAAGAAAGCTATTTACTCTTCCCATAGACCATGCCGCCATAGGAACTCTTCTACTTCCAGCACTAAGGAAAGCACCCTGACCTCTTCTATAAACCTTAGCTAAAGTTCCATAAGTATATCTTTTAGATGCTTTTGCTTTTCGTCTAAGAGTTGCTTTTACTGAAGCTGATAAAGGTTTTCTTCTAACTGCCATTATGCTTTTGTCCTTGCTCTTAGTAATCCTCTAGGAATAAAACCACCTGATTTATATATAGAGGCTACTCGCTTTATTAGACTTGCTCTTCTTGACCTTTTGCTTCCTTTTAGTCCTGACAGATACTTTTTCGGAAGTCCTGAGTCCTTGTCTTTTGGAACTCGTCTTTTTTTTCTTTTCTTTTTTGCCATTACTCTTCTTCTTCGGCTGTTGGTAAGTTTGTTTGGAATTGTCCGATAGTCGTAGAAGTAGCATCAATTTCTTGATGTATTGCATCAATCTTTTCATCATCATCTATTACTGCCTTTGCTATTTGTTTATCTATTTCCTTTGTATATGTGTCTGACTTTACTCCACTAGCTTTTGCTACTTGTAAGAATTGTAGATCAGCCGCATAATCCCTAAGATCAAATGTATCAGGATAATCTATTT